AAAGCGGGTCGTTCGCTACGAAGAAAAGTAACGAGGAATCATGAAGAAAATCCCTCTTCTCGAAATCGATTCCGTCCGCTGCAAGATCCTCGAAGACAAGATCGACGAGAAAACTGGGCTCTCGACCATCACGGCCGAAGTCAAGTGGCAAGCAGCGGACCTTATCAACGCTAACAAGCGTCTTTATTCTCGCGCGATCCTTGAGCGAGAAATCGCTAGACTCAGTCCTAAGGTCGCAGAGGGAGAAATTTTTGGTGCAGCCTTCCATCCTGAGAAGGCCGCCGAGATTCCAGATGTTTCGCACGTTTGGCGGAGCATCGCGATGGAGTCGACCGGCGAGTGCACCGGCATCGTCGAGGTTTTGCCGACATCCCGCGGAAAGGACGTTCAAATCGTCATGCGGGCCGGCAAGATCGGTCTCAGTTCGCGCGGGTCGGGAACGTTCTCGACAAAGGAGCGTAAACTTGACGACGGATCCATCGAGAAATACGATGAGATCAACGAAGACTATCATCTCGCGTCTCCAGGCGACTTTGTGCTTACACCGAGCGTCAGCGGGGCGGGGATCAAACGAATCATAGAAGCGCGGTATGAAGAAGCCGACGCTTCAGACTCAAAAGGCAAGGACAGCACGATGAATGAAGAGCAACTGAAGCAGCGTGTCGCGGAGCTCGAGCAACAGCTTGCCGACGAGAAGGCGAAGGCCGTGGCCCTCGAGGCTAAGGTCGCCGAGAAGGAAGCCGCTTTAACCGAAAAGGTAAAGGCCGCTGAAGATCTCGCCGCCAAGGCCGATGAGGCCGACAAGGCGAAAGCCAAACTCGTCGAATTCCTCCGCAGCCTGATCATGGGCGCTTCCGAAATCCCGGGCGTCGTCCCCGAACCGACGAAAATCGAATCACAGGACCCCCCGGCCGTAGACGCCGACAGCACCAAGCAGATCGAACAGTTGACCGCAGAGACAGTGAGACTTCAGGGCGAGATCGACGCCATGAAGAAGGCCGAGACCGACGCTAAGGCAGCCGAAGAGGCCGCCAAGGCGAAGACAACTCTCCAGGCCGCCGTCAAGGAAGCATTTGACGCCGCAGTCGGCAAGCCCGACTACAAGGCGTTTGAGACGATCATCCGCAAGGAACTCGTCAACGAGTCAGGAGAAATCCTGATAGAAAGCGTGGAGCTCGTTGAGGAACGGGTCAAGGCTATCACGGCCAAGACTCGGGAAATCCTCGTCGAAGCCGAGCGCGCGAAGATCGTCAAATCGTTCGGTGAGAAGGGCCAGGTCGGCAATCCCGATACTCCCCAGACCAACGAGCAGACGTTAAAACTCCGGCAGGGTTTTGCAGAGGCCCTGGCATCCGGTTTCAACGGGACCTTCGAGGCATACGTTGCCAAGGTGAGCCCGAAGAAGTAACGATTGACGCGGGATAAACCGCGGACAAATCGAAACTCCAATTCAAAGGAAATCACTTACTATGAGTGACAAATTCAGACTTTTCCTCAACGAACAGAAGCAGCGGCTCCTCGCTCTCGACGGCGCGTCGCCCGACAGCGGCAACCTCACGCTCAGAGAGTCCCAGGGCAAAGACTTCGTGTTCACAAACCAGGAGACGGGTGAGCGGCGTGGCCTCATGGACATGCTGTATGAAAACACCATCGACTGGATCAGCTCAATCCGCCGGAAAACCGGTCGCATGAGCCTCAATGAACAGGGCCGGCCCGTTGCACTCCAGGAAGATACCGTTTCGACGGCCATCGCGGCTTTCGTTACGTCCCTTCTCCCCGCCGTTCGTCGGATTTACACGAACCTCATCGCGATGGACCTCGTCAGCGTCCAGCCGCTTCCCGGCCCGTCGGGCTACGTTTATTGGCTCGACCACCTCTTCAGCGATTCCTACAGCGACGCTGAAGATCCCATCACCACCCTCGACCGGATGGACGAAAAACATCCTAAGGATTACGCGGGCAGCTCCGAAAAGGGCACCATCCGCAAGATCCAGTTCAGACTCACGTCCAAGTTGATCTCCACGATCACGCAGAAGCTCGAGGCCGATTGGACGATTGAATCCGAACAGGACCTCCGGTCCCAGTGGAAACTCGATCTCGAGTCCGAACTCATCCCCGAACTCACCAACGAGTGCATTCGGGAAACCGATCGCAGGCTGATCACGGCTATGGTACAAGGTGTGGCGTATAATGTCAACTGGAACGAGAACGGTTATCTCGCCGGTGACACGGCTACTTATGAGCGCGAAGCTTATAAGGAACAGATCTACAAGACCGCCATCGTCAACGCCAACGCCTACATTTACTCCAAGAAGTATATGAACGGCAACTGGCTGATCATGAACGGCGACACCTACACCAAGTTCCAGCGCCTCAACAACTTCATCGCCGATCCTCAGGCCATCAACCAGCAGGCGTCCATGGGCCGGTATTTCGCCGGCACTCTCGCGGGCCTCTACAAGATTTACGTCGACCCGTGGTTCACCGCCAACAAGATCCTCATGGGGATCCGCGGTTCGTCCTGGAAGGAAGCCGTCGCTTATTACTCCCCTTACATCCCGCTCTTCATTTCGGACAAATACCTAATTGCTGATGACTTCACGCAGTTTGCTCGGGGCGCGATGTCGCGCTACGCTTACGGCGTTCTTCCCGAGAGTTCCACGCAGTCACCCGTTCAGAACAACGGGCTGGTCACAATCACCATCACGCAGAGCTAATTCAGGGTGACGATCGTTTTCGTATTCACAGTCAGGGAGGTCGGCCTTTGCGGGCCGGCCTCCCCGGCTTTTTCTTCTTATCCCACAAAGTGGGCTGAGAGGGCCTTTTGTAGGGCAACGCGATTACTTGATCGGGCTCCCCTAGGAAAGTTCCTCTACGGGCCAGAGAGCGGCCCAGAACTCAATCTTTTACAGGGCTACAAGCCGTCAAAAGGAGAATCGTCATAATGTCAAAGGCCTTTGATTGGGCCGTCAATTTAACCGGCAGGGACCAGGGCTACACAACGAACGTGCAGTCAGGAATAACGGTCGAGAAGAACGTCGTTGTCGATACGCAAATCCTCAACGGTGGAACTGGCAACCTGACTCCGGTCCGAAGTGTTCTTGATACGATCGAAGGCGGCGAACCGTGGTTTTGCCAAAGGACATTTGCGATCGGCGACGTGCTGATGCTTGTCCCTGTTGTTCGTTGGCTCCGTCATAACGGGCACAACGTTGTTATTCGCACGGTCGACGACATGTTCGAGATCGTCCGGCTTCTCGGCGTCCCGGCTTTCCCGTCGAACTTCAGAGGGAACAAAGGGCACAAGGGTGTCATCCTCGATTTCATCGTCGAGAAAGATCATACAGTCCCTTATCTTCAGAAGAAGCACCGTGTCGACATTTATGCCGAGGCTATCGGGCTCGAGAAAAACGAACTTCCCGACGTTTGGGATTGGTCGATGAGCCTTTCTAATTTCGGCGAACTCGATTTCATCTCAGAGCGCCCGTTCGTTCTTTTCCAAGGACGAGGAAGCGGGGTGCGCCGTTCGCTTCCCAGAGAAACGATCGAATGGTTGGCGACGGCGATGAATTGCGAAGGGATCGACGTCATTTATATCGGCGAAGATGTCGGCCTCAAACCGGCGAAAGGTCTTGAGGGAAAGACGCGCGTCGCAAACCGCAAGTTCTCGCTGCGTGAACTTTTCCTTCTCATGGGTCAGGCAAAGGCCATTATCACGATGGATTCGGCCCCGCTTTGGATTTCGCACTTTGCGAAGACGCCGACCATTGCCCTGCTCGGTCCGACGCGCTCGTCAGAGCGTTTGTCGAAGCATCCGCTTTATCCTGAGGGAGCGATTGGGATCGAACTCGCACAGAATTTCGATTGTCAACCATGTTTCGAGAATCCATCTCGCAAGGATTGTCAACAAAAAGGATTCTTGTGCCTCGGTCAAGATCCCGACGTCATTTACTCAAAGATGCGTGATCATCTTATGAGGTTTTGGAAAGCATAATGGGCATTCGCACATTCGATCTTCCGCACGGCAAACTCTACGTCAATGAGGGTCCGCGCATCGAGGCCATTATTATCAACGATCAAATCATTAAGATCATGCCGAAGAAGGCACACTTCACCGGAAACATGAGCAGCGATTCGTTGGGCCTTTACTTTACCTCTCCCGTTATTTGGGAAGCGCAGGGAAAACTCAAGGCCGTGTTGGATAGGAAGAAGCGTGCGAATATTTGTCTTGACGTTTCAACTACTGACCGTTTGGGCGACAACCTTATGTTGACCGTGGTTGCAACAGCATTGAAAGAACTTTACGGGCCGAAGGTTTATATCGGCGCACGGATCATGTTGAGATTCGATCGGCTTTGGAGGCCGGCGAAGAATCCATATATAGACGAGGTTATTCGCGACTACAATCCAGACACATGGGACATCAAGCTCGATCTTAATCACATTGACGTCAAACTCGACAGGAAGCCGGAGGAAGTCGGGACAAAAGCCCGTAATAGAACCGATCTTTATCTTGAACAACTTGGTCTTTACGTTATTAAAAAGACGCCCGTCTATATTGTGACTGAAATCGAAAAGCGTCGGGCCAAGGAGATTTTCCGGCAACTCGGCATCGATAGTTCGAGTCGGCCGCTTATAGCCATCGCTTCGCTTTCGTTCGCTGTTTCGCGGACATATCCGCATATGACCGAAGTCGCGAATATGCTACATGACGAAGGTTGCGACACGATCGTCGTTGACGCCATGGACGACGAAGGTAATTTTCTCTACAGTCTCGAGGAGATGGCGGCTATTATCGCTGAGGCCGACGTTGTTGTCACGGCCGATTCGGCGGCCCTCCATGTCGCTGGGGCTTTCGACAAGCGCATTGTTGGGATCTTCGGTTCGACCGAGGGCGAAATCATTTGCGACAGTTATTCTAAGGCCGTGTGGGTCCAAGGAAAATGTCCGCGCAACGAACGCCCTTGCTGGTGGAATCTGACTTGCCTTCCTGGTGATACATATCTTGCAAAAGAGGCCGCAGACATTCCGCCCTGTATGGCGAACATCGATCCAGTGGAAGTCGTTTCCGCAGTCAAGGAACAGTTGGCGCAGAAACCTAAAGTATTTGCAGCCATGCTGACGTATGACTTGATTGATTGGACAAAACGGGCTGTGGCGTCGATACGATCTAAATACGATGTCGAACTTTTCACGGTCGATAACAACTCAACGGATGGAACGCAGGCGTGGCTTGCGAAAAACGGAATCCGTTATGTTTCGAAACGTTGCTGTGTGGCAGCGGCTCAGAATATAGGCGTTGCGGAATTCCTCAAATCAGGCGCCAAATACTTTTTGCTTCTTAACAACGATATCGTTCTCCGCCATGACACGATCGACAAACTCGTTGAGACTATGGAGAATGATCCGAAGGTTTCAGCATTGACGGCGCAAGAAGTTATGGGGATTCCGCCGTGGACTATAGATAGTTTCCCTGTAAAGCCAGGCGCCCTGGTGGACATCGTCGACATTCCGCATTCGGCGTATTCGTGCACGATTTTTAGGCGCGATATCATTGAGAAGGTCGGGCCTTTCGACGAGCACTTCACGCCACGCTATATCGAAGACAACGACTACAACATTAGGATACACCTGGCTAAGGGAACTTTTTGCAAAGCGAGCGACGCGGCTTATTATCATTTGCTTGGCGGCGTCCTCAATGCGAGCGAGATCGAGCGGCGTGACAAAGACATCCATTGGAAAAAGAACATCGCATATTACACTGAAAAATGGAATCTTCATCCACACGCTCCGCAAGACTTGAGGTTGTTAGGCCCCGAGCACAGAAAGGGAGATCTCGTCCGTGCCCTCGATGTGTTGACGAAGAAGGGAACGCAAACGGTCGTCATTCGCCGCACGATGGGCGGCTGGGGCGACATTATATTTATTATGATAGTGGCCAGAGAGTTGAAGCGGAAATACGGGGACAAAGTCTCGGTATACTATGATGTTCCCGACCAGTTCAAGGACTTACTTCGCCGCTACAAATATATTGACGGTGTCGGCGGTCTTCCGGCTCATAGCCCTGAAATTGAGCTCAATCTGACCGATGTCGAGTTTCGCCAGGAATGGCAGGAAGTCGCGATGCACGGCGGTATCATTAGCCCACGTACGAAGATCCATCTTGATGTCGCCGGTTTGCCGACAGACAATCTTAAGCCTGACTTCATTGTCCGCGATAGCGAGCGGGCATGGGCGAAAGCAGAATGGGATCGCGTGCCTGGTAAAGGTAAGCGCATTGTCGTTGTTCCTGAAGGATCGAACCCGATGAAGACATGGCACGGGATGACAGAGTTGATGAAGCGGTTGAAGGCGGCCGGTTATCAAGTCGCCGTGTCATCGAGCAAGTATTCGTTTTTTCAGATGTCGGCGCTTATCGCTGAATCGAACGTCGTTGTTTCGCCAGATACGGGGTTGAGCAACGTGGCCGGGGCGCTTGACATTCCGGTTGTTACGCTATTTTCGAATCGCAATGGGAAGGTCTTTGAACAGATGTTCACGTCCATGATCGCGGTTACAGGGAAATGCCCGCTGGGGTTGCAACACTGTGATTATAAAGTTCCGTGTGCCGGGATCGAGGGGCCATATCGTTCGAAAGAATTCAGTCTCGGCGAACCGCCTTGCTTCAAGGCATTGACTGTTGAAACTGTCGAATCTATTATCAAGGAGATCTTATGTTCATAAACAGAGAGTTGCTTAAGGCTGCGGTCGATGCTCTCGCGCCGTGGTATCATTCGATCGATCTTGGCGGCGATGTCGTGACGCCAGGGAACGAACCAATGGCAGAACAGTGGGAGCAAAATCGCCAGATCAGAAACGCTATCAATTATAAAGACAAGCTTGTCCTTGATCTTGGATGTGCCGACGGTATGTGGGCGTTTGAAGCAGAGACGCTTGGCGCTCGCCGCGTCGTGGCCCTTGATTCAGGGCAAATGCCGATGGCGATCGAAAGATTTTTACTGGCCAGGGTCGCTCGCGGAAGCCGTGTCATCCCGGTTTATGGCGTCGGCGTGGAGAACCTTTCTCAGTGT